TTATATCTGTTCAGCCTCATTTAAGAAAGTTTCAAAGGATTTTCTTTTAATTTTAATCGTTCTTCCTATCATTAAATGGTATTTGTTACCATAGTCTTCGGCTATTATTGCTCGTAACCTATGTTGTCCAATCCCAAATAATTTTGAAGCCTCTTTTATTGATAATAAAATTTTTTCTTCTATAATAATCACTTCTTTCTAAAATTTTTTCTATTTATCTTTTTGGATAATATGGTATAATAACGCCAAGCAAACTGTATCTTGAGTCATCGTATCTCGGATCATCTGCACGACAGAATGCCCGGTATTATATATCATACGAAGTACCAATTTTATAGTTTGGTACGTGGAACTGGAAATTAAATATCTAGCCCGTTCTGGGCAATGCAATTTCCCAACTTTTATAATACTATAAAGAAGGGAGGGTAGGATTGTTAGTGTTGTTGACACTTATTAGAGGTGGACTTTTGATATATGGTTTTCATTTTCTAAGCATAATTGTTAAAACAATTGGAAAATGTTATATTGCTAAAATTACTAAAGACTACAGCGATTCACAAACCAAATCTTTGGCTCAAATGTTCACCAAGACTAAATATTTTTTACATAAATAATTTTATTCTTTTGTATAAGTTATATTTGTTTCCTTTTTGATCCTTTATATATACCACACCCTGAAATATGGGTGTGGATTTTTTAATTAATGAATAAAATTATTTTGTTCCTGTTGAACCAAAGCCACCCTCGCCTCTTTTAGTTTCTGATAATTCTTCCACCTCTTCAAATTCAATAGGTAAATATGGCATTACTACCAGCTGGGCAATTCTTTCGCCCGGAATAATTGTTTTTGGAATATCAGTATCATTATGTAATGCTACAATGTATTCTCCACGATAATCACTATCACAAACGCCAACACAATTGGCAGGACGAATACCCTGTTTTGTTGCTAATCCACTACGGGCAAATATCGCCCCAAAATAACCTTCGGGAATTTCCATTGACAATCCTGTGCCGATTTTAACCGTTTTATGGGGATTGATTAGAATTCTTTCTGGTATACAAGCATATAAATCATAACCAGCGGCTTGTTCGCTTCCTCTAGTTGGAATAATTGCATTTTCGTTTAATTTTTTAATTTTAATTTCCATTGTATCCTCCTTTTATCTCCATTAGTTTTTCTAATGCATCTGCTTTATTAAGAAATATTGTTTCGTTAATATCTCTATCTGAAAAAATATAAGCATGTTTAGTTGTTGTACTATCCAATCCTACATAATAATCATCTGCTACGGTTCTAATATGTAAATCATATATGTCTGTAAGTTCAGGATTGGGTGAGATTTTGACAAAGTAAACAGTGCTGTTTTTATTTAGTTTAGTCACAATATAAAACCACCTTTCCTTGTTTAAGTGTTTGTTGAACATCAATAACTCTTTGATTTTTTGAACCTCTGAATTTTAATGTGAGATCCTTTTGCTCATCTATATATTCTCCGTCAACAAGTACATCCACATTAGAAATTATCTCCCAACGTGTAAGCCACTCATCTGCATTTGCTGCAAATGGAGTATATTTATATTCATTATATTTGGAATTTAAAAGGTCAAAATTATATCCACTATACAACCAAATGGTTTTCTCAGGAAAGGAAATACGGATTTCTTTAATTAAATCTAAAACCCCATCTAAATTCTGTTCTGCTAAACATTCTCCACCAAGAAATGACACACGCTTGATATATGGTCTATCAATGAGTTCCATAAATTTATTTTTTGTTTTTTCTGTCCACTCTTTCCCACCATTAAAATCCCATGTTTCAGAATTAAAACAGTTTTTACAGTGAAATGGACAACCTTGGACGAAGAGGGAGACTCCAACTCCCTCTCCATTTGAAATATCCATAGATCTAATCTGTGCGTATCTCATTATAAATCCTCCGCAATATCTGTCATATGAACATATCTCTCCTTAATTTCCTGAGTGCGTCCTTTTCCCCAGTAATTAGTTCCAATATATCCGCAAGTCCTTCTTGCTACATTCATCTTGTCTTTATTTCTATTGTGGCAATTTGGGCATTCCCAAATAAGTTCGCCACCTTCATCAATAATTTTGATTTCACCGTCATAACCACAAACCTGACAGTAATCAGATTTTGTATTTTCTTCTGCATACATGATATGGTCATAGATGAATTTATTCATTTCCAAAATAGCATCTACATTATTTACCAATCCATCTGTCTCAACATAAGATATTGCACCTCCAAGTGATAACGCCTGAAATTCTGATTCTTTAGCAAGTTTATCAAATGCATTAATTGGTTCTTTTACAAATGTATGATAACTGTTTGTGATATAATTTCTATCTGTAATACCTTTAATAATTCCAAAACGCTTCTGTAGACACTTCGCAAATTTATACGTTGTGTTTTCTATTGGAGATCCGTAAATTGAAAATCCAATATAATGTTCTTTATTCCACTGGTCACATTTATCATTCATAAACTGCATTACTTTAATACCAAAATTATGACCTTCCTGTGAATCAATATGTGATTTACCAGTCATATATTTTACACATTCATATAAACCTGCATATCCAAGAGAAATACTTGCGTATCCATTATGAAGTAACTTATCAATCTTTTCACCTTTTTTAAGTCTTGCAAATGCTCCATACTGCCAT